CTCGTGTGCCCGTGACTGGGTCGAGCACGTAGAACGTGTTCGTTTTCGCCCTAATGCTCTCGATCACCTGCTCTCGCGTCCATTTCCAGCCGGCTGCCGGATTCCCAATGTGCGTAATGTGCTCGTGCGCATTCTGCGGATGCGATTTGGTGATGCATGTAACGAGTACGTCAGCCACGGGAAACCTCGAGGTTGCTACTTGCATACTCATGTTATCAGGTCTTCTTGGCCGCGTTCTGCTTGGAACTGTTACCAGCGAGGGCAGAAGAATGCGGGCCGCAGAGGGCCTCGCATGGGTGCCGTCCGCATCACGCCGCCTTCTTCTCGCCCTGCAAGATCCTGAGGCGCGTTCCGCCGTTCGGAGGCGGAGTCCCCATCGGGGCCGCTAGCGCCGTCTTCAGCTGCGCTGCGGACAGCGGAGCGTCCTTCTCATACTTCTCGATGAGCAGCCCAAGGATGTCGCGCGTCGCGTTCGGCTGGGCCAGATAGCCGGCGTCGCCAGCGTTCGCGAGCAAACCGATTGCCAGACTCAACAGTCCGACGTCGTTGTGCAGCGCTTGGATGTGCCGAACGATGTCCTTGAACGCTTTCCCGATGCTGGCAGGATCAGCGGGGTCAATGCTGATCGTCTCTTGCTTTTCGATGTTCATCTCGACCTCGCTTCAATGGCTTTCAGTTGCGGAAGGATCAGCCTCGCGAGCTGATCCGATAGTTGTTCCTTCGTTCCGCCCAAGATCGTTGCGCCGCTGAAGTCGACCGTGACGCCGGTAACCGCAGTGCCGCGCTGAGTCGTGTTCCCGGCGCCGGCAGAGTTGCCGCCTTCGGTGCTCGTTCCGCTGCCGCTCTCGGTCGACGTGTCGCGAGCTTTCTGTTGCTCCTTGATGTTTTTTAGCTTTAGCTCGTGCAGCTCGTCTTCGAGCTTCTTGAGCTTGTTGTATTCCTGCACGTTGAGCGCGCCGTCGAGCGTCGCTTCGTCCTTGATGTCCTGTAGCGCCTTCTTGTGCCGCGCATCCTCGCTGGCTTCGTCGTCGTCGTTCTCCTGCGCGATCTGATCCAGCAAGTCCTGCTCCGTGGCCTTGAGCCGCGCGAGCTGATCGATCTGCTTCTGGATCGCTTCGCTCGTCCCGGTCATGACCTCCCGGATGCGATCCTCGTACTGCTCCAGCGTGAGGCCGCCGGCGTTCAGCTGCTCCCCGATCTCGCGTAGACCTCGCAGCTGATCGGCCGTGAGCAGGACGATTGCGCTGTCGGCGCTCGCTGCGGCGTTCGCCGTCTTCGCGAGGGCGTCCGCCCACGCATCCGTGCGTGCGCTGAACTCGTCGCCGCTTTCGTGGCCGATGGCGTCATCGACTTTCTTGACGGCATCGGCCGTCTTGTCGGCTGCGTCACTCGCCGTGTTCATGCCGTCGGCGATCCGATCTCCCGCGTCCTTGCCGGCGCGCCCCGACTTCTCCAGGGCATCCGAGACGTTGAAGATGCTGGCCTGCAGTGCGATCTGCTCTTCGACCTGGTCCTTCGTCGTCGAGCTGCTATCCGCTGCCGCAGCGCGTGCCGCATCCGCCCATGCCTTGAAGGCTCGGACGACGTCCTCCTGCGCTGCTGTTCCTTCGCGTGCGCCCTGAACAATCGCGTCGAACGCTTCCTTGGCGTTATCTCTCGCCGCCACCAGCGACGCCTGGCTCTTGATGCCGAGCAGATCGAACTGCGAAGCCAGCGGCGTGACGCTCGCCTGAAGCGTCCTGAGCCGCTCGTCGAGGTCGCGACTCGCTTCCGAGAGTTCCTTGAGGCCAATCGCGCCTCGCGCACCAGCGGCCTGCAGGGCGTCTCCCAGGGCCTTCGCTTCATCCACGGTCTTGGCGCTGGCGATGGCCGAGTCGAAGGCGGCCTCGATCGTCTTCGCAGTGGCTTGTACGTTGCTGGCCACCGTGTTGAAGGCGGCGATCGTATCGGCCCCGCTCTTCGTGATCTTCTCGCCGGTGTCCTCGGCCTTCGTGCCGAGCTGGTCGAGAGCGGCTTCCAGCGTCGCCTTGAGTACCGCGCTCGTCTTCTCGGCACCTTCTCCGAGCTGCCCGATCGCGAAGCTGGCGCCGGTCTGGAACTGCAGTAGGTCTTCGCCGCTGAGATCCTTGAGCGCCTTCAGGAGCGTCGCGTTCAGCGTATCCGCGGCCTTGCCGCCTTCCGCTGCGACGTGATCGAAGGCCGTCGCGAAGTCCCCGACTGCGCTGATGTTGCCCTTGAGGTCGAGGCCTTCGAAGGTCTTCTGGATCTCCTCGCCGACCGCCTTGCTGTCGTTCTTGATTTCCTCGAAGTGATCGGCGAGCAGCTGAGCGGCCGGCGAGAGCTTCGTCGTCACGGCATCGGCGACGGCTTGTGTCGCCTGCGTGAGCGCTTCCTGGCCCTTCTTCGCCGCGTCGAGCTGAATCTTGAGCTGGGCAAGCCGATCCAGTTGAGCCTTGTCAGCGAGGCCGGCGCGATCGAGATTCGTGATGTATAGGACCTGCGCCTGCAGGTACTTCGTGAGGCCAGCGAGGCGTTCGGCGTACGCGTCGCGCTCGGTGTCCGAGAGTTTCGCGACGGCGGCCGCACTGAGCACGTTCTGCTCGCGATACTGCGCGAGGCTCGCCGCGACCTCTGCGAAGTGCACGGCGTTTGCTTGGATGTCATCAGCGACCTTCCTCTGCAGGTCGCCGTTCTTGAGGATGCTGTCGTTGAGCGTCAGATAGAGCTTCGCGAGTTCCTCACCAGTCGCAATGGCAGCTTCTACGCCGAGCACCGCGATCGCGATCGCTACGTTCCCGGGAATGCCCTTGATGCTCTTCGCGACCTTATCGGTTCCCTTCGCCGCCTCCGTGGCGGCCTTGCCCGTACCCACGAAGCCCAGCGATACCTTGGCGAGGTCAAGCGCAACGCCGCTGATTTTGAGGGCAGCGTAAGCCTCCGCGACCACCGTGATCGCTCGGGCATGATCGAGCAGGAACTTCGCCGCGCCGCCGATCGCCTTGGCGCCATTGACGATCCCTTCGCTGATGGACTTCGCGATCTCCTGCAGCTTGCCGTTCTTCGCTGCTTCTTCGACTTCCGCGTTGAGCTTCTTGATTTGCTCCCGGAAGAAATCGAGAGCGCCACTCTTGGCGATCGTCTCGAGGAATTCCCGACCGGAGTCTTTGAGCTTCGTCAGCTGCGAATCGAAGTCGCCAAGCTCGTCAGCGGAAGCGCCGGTACGGAGCTGGCCGAGAGCCGTAACGAGCTGCTTGATCGCGTCCTGCCCGAGCTGCCCCGTTTCCGCGAGCTGGCGCACTCGGTCAGCGGAGACGCCCATCGTCTTGCCGAGCAAGTCGAAGACCGGGATGCCGGCTTCGGTCAGCGTGACGAGCGATTTGATGTTGACCGCGCCCTTGATGTTCGCCTTGCCGAGCGCCTCGATCGTAGCGATCAGCTCTTCCTGGCTCTGATTCGTCGCGTTCGCGTTGTCGAGCAGCGCCTGAAGGGAACCATCGAGCGGATCGAAGCCGGCTTTGCGCAGAGCGATCGCCGCGTCGCTGACGTCGGTGAAACTCTGAGGGACGCCCTTCGCAAACTCGCGGACCTTCTCGAATGCGGCCGCGCCTTGCTCGATACCGCCGAACGCAGTGGCGAAGCGCTTCTGGAGATCGTCGAGATCCTCGCCGGCCTTGAGAATTTCCTCGATTTCATCTTTCAGCTTGTCGAGGCCGACGAATGCCGCGATGCCGGCGAGTGCGGCACGAAGCTGGCCGATCGAGTCAGCAGTTTTCTTGTATGACGCCGAGACTCGTGCGTTGTTGCGCTCCGTTGCATCCGCCGTCTTGTCACTCTCGGAGCGGTTAGCGCTGAGCGCGCCAGTGATCTTCTTCAGACCGGCGGTAATTCCATCCTTGAGCGAATAGACGATCTCGACGATGTTTGCCATGTCAGCGGATTCCCGACTGCTTCAACGCGAAAGCGATCTCGCGCTGTAGTTCGATGGGTAGGCGCGTCTCCCAGGTCTTGCGGCCGACGTCCTGAATGTCTTCGCGCTTGAATTCCGAGAACGCCGAAGGGCCATAGAGGGCGCGAATCGGCAATCGTCCCGCGCGTTTGCCGCCAACGATCTTGCGGCTGAATATCTGGCGATTGCCGTTGCGGCCGATCGCGATGAAGGTTCCTGTATAGGTATGCCGGCCCTTGTCGCGAAACACCTGAGCGGACGCACCTTCAGATTTCATGCCCCGCCAGCGGCCACCGAATTCGATGAGGCCGATCGGTCGCTGCTCGACACGAATGACGATCGAGGGCGCATCTGGGGTTGCGCGCCTGCTGATCTTTGTTGCCTCGCGAATACGGCTGACGCGGACATTGAGTCGCTGCGTAACGGCGCGGGTCTGTGCGGTCAAAACGCTCGTGCCCGCGCGGTTGACCGCTCTGGCTTCGGCTTTCGCCGTCGCCCCGGCGAGCTGAGTGAAGCCGCGCTCAAGTTCCTTCAGGCCGACAACGCGAAAGGTCATGCGGCTTTCTCCTGGTAGCGTTTGATGCGCTCCTCGATATCGGGCGGAATTGCACTTCGCGCGAGGCCGTGCAGGGCTTCGTAGACGAGATCGTTGAGCACCGCGAACACGTGGCCCTCGTCCTTTCTAGCCACGAGCGGTGCCGCACGATTCGGCAACGCCAGGAGTCGGCCGCGTGTCTCGCCCATCATGGATTGCCAGTGCGCGACGATCGCTTTCGCGGAAATGAGTTCGCCCCGCTTCTCGCCGATTTCGAGCCGAATCCGCTCCTGCTGAAGGACAGCGAGCTTTGCCCGCTCTGCATTGAGATCGAGCCGATCGTCCGAATGGAGATGCGCGAAGACGTCGGCGAGGCGATACAAGCGTTCCGTTCGCTTCCCGACCTTGCGCTCCTCGACGGGCTCCAGCCCTTCCAGACGTCGACCCAAGGCACGCCGATCCATGCCGAGCTCGCAGGCAAGGCGACTCAATGTCCATCGCTCAGGAACCACCGGCTGCGCGATCCAGTGCGACGATCACCTCATCGCCCGGCCAGTCGAGTGCGGAGAGCGCATCGTCAAACTCAGCGCGCACCTTGGACTCGATTTCTTCCCGGCTGAGGGGCGAAACCTCGGCCAATCGCTCGGCAAGGCGAACGATGATGGGCTCGCATTTCGCACGAATCGCAGCGGCCCGGGAATCCCAATCGGCCCTCAGGTCTGCCATGGTTTCGGTCATCTCGGGTCCTTTGTGGTGGCGCATATACGTGGTCTGGCGCTAGCGGATCGCCGCGCTCTGCGTCCCCGTAGCAAGGTCCGCGTCGGCAGGGGCCCCGCTATTGGTCGGCCACTGCGGCCAGCCGGAAGCGGCGCTGTGACTTTGTTTGAGAGGCCAGGCTGTGGAAGCCTTGGAGTTCGAAAAACTGTCGAGCACCGCGACCCGCGCGCCCGTGGTTGGGTTTGATCCATTGGGACCCTCGTCTACCGGCGAGCACTCGGACCTTGTGCGATCGACGTCGCCGGGTTTGTCTTCTTGATTCCGCCCTCGTCCCACCACTCCTGCACTGTCTTATCGCCGTCTTGGCGCAGCACCTGATATCGGTTCTCGCAGTAGTTGAACTCTGCCCTGCCGATGACCTTCGCAGTCGTGTACCCGTCGCTCTTGGTGACGGTTTGGCCTAGCTGGAATGCGAAAGACATGCACGAATCCTTTGAAGTCGTTGAAGGTCAATCAGTCGGTAAGGACCCGCGACGAGGCCCCGGAGGCAGTGACCTCGTCGCGGGTATCGCTCCGGATGAGCGAACTCGTGGAGAGAGGGAAGCCCGCGGCAGCTGGCAACTGAGGGGGTACCAGCCGCCGCGGGTTCGCCTCGGCCTCGACGGAAGCAGCCGTCATCCGTCGAGACAACTCGATGAGTGCAATGCGCGACACCACCTTTGCTAATCGATCTCCGGGAACGTCAGGTCGAAGCCAATGGCGGCGAGATGCTCCGTCAGCTCTTCGTCTTGCACACGCCGCAGATGGCTGGTGTTCCAGTAGTCCGCGTGCTGCTGTAGGCCCGGCAGCACCGCTTCCTCCTCAATCAGGCCAGGGATATAGGAATCGATGGTTCTCGTGACCGTCTCTTCGATCTCGATCGGCTCGACCAAAACGCCGCCTTGCGTGCAGGGCCTGCCGTTCAAGGTGAAATGAACTTTGCCGTACGCCGGGTGCCGTGGGTCGCCCCAGTCGACCGTGCGCTTGACCGTCTCTTCGTAGCGGTGGACCGGTCGGCAGCGAATCGCATTCGGGGAACCGACGTGTGTTCCCGGTTGGCGTCGTGAGAGGAAGTAGTTGATGCGTTCGATGTACCTGGAGATCGCTGCGAGCTTGGTAATCGCAGCGCTCGCCTTCTCCGCGGCTTTTGCGTATTCGGTACGGAGGACCTTTTCGCCGAGTTCGCGTGCCGCTTCACCGCGAGTGATCAAGTCGTCAATCAGAGACTGCCGAACTTTCGCGTTCGCATCGATCAGTCGCTGACTGCGAACTTCGATGCGCTCGATGATCCGGAGCTGCTTCGAGCGGCTCGCGCCGATCTTCAGCTCGATGTCGTCGATTTCTGCGTCGTCGGCGTCCGCGAGGCGGGACTTGCGCAGCTCGATCAGCTCTCGTTCGTTGGCTTCCTCGGCAGCGAGGAGCTTGCGATCGTCGGCGATGCGCGCGGCTTCGGCCTCGGCTTCTGGGCCGATGGGTGCCGGGAGTGTGTCTTCGTGCGTGGCCATGTCCATGGCCGCAATCTACCCTGAAGCCTAAAAAAGCCATTGCCTCGAAACGTGTTGAATCCGATTTAATCGTGTTGAAACGTAGTTTTCTACGCAGCCTTGAGATCGACCGCAGGCTCATTGCGGCTGCCCCAGAACCATGCGTCGATGGACTCCTTCTGATATGTCATCAGGCGCGTACCTTCCGGTGCGAAATAATTCGGACCTACACCGCGATTGCGCCAGTCCATTAGCATTCGCGCATTCACACCTTCGTTTTGCGTGAGCCACGCGATGTACGTTGCCGCAGCATCCTGATTCAACGTCCCCTCGGTCGTGATCGGCAGCTTTGGAGGCGGAATGAGCACGAACTCCGGCTCTGGGATCGCCGGAGGGGGGAGTTCTTCGGATTTCTCTTGTAGATGGTTCACGCGAGCACCTCACGCCGCGCTACGATTGTTGGCGCGTCTTGGATCAAACGGGGAGAACGGCAATGGCTACGAAGGTGAAAGATCGCGGCGGCGCGCCGATGAAGAAGGCGAAATCCAAGACCGGTCAATCCGCGCTGGTTTCGCGAGTCGGCGGAGGTTCCGTTGGGCGCTCGCTTCGCGGCGGCGGCGGCAACGAAGCGGGGAACGGTCGCACCAAACGTGGTGGTGGCGTGGATATCGGCAACGGCAAGCGTAAGCCGACTAAGGCTGGGCAGAACACGGGCAACGGAAGCCGTCGTAAGAAGGCCAGAGGCGGCGGCGGTGATACTGTCGGCAACGGCTAGGACGGTGAAACGTCGCACTGTCGAGACTGTCGCCACGTGTCTCTTCGCCACCGTCCTCGACTTGGTCGTCGGCGCAGTCACGCTTGCGATTCTCGCGGCGGGAACGTACGCGAATCGGACGCACGGGCGGAAGTGATCGGCGCCGATCATTCGCCCCTCCGGCCCGCATAATCGTCGGCCGAACAAGCCCGAAGGTGCTCAGGTTCCCCACCATGAGCAAGTTGAGCACCTTGAGCTTCTTGGGCACCTTCGACGGCGTCAAACCCGCGAAGATGCTCACTCTTACCAAAGAAGCTCAACTCTGTGTCTGCGCGCGTGAGCGCCTTTGCGGAAGCATCATTCGGGAGAGACCAGGACCAGCCACCGTCTTTGGAAAACCCCGTCCTCTTCGACTTGACGCCAAGCTCATCTTTCGCTCGGCGCAGCGTCGACCAGCTGAAGCCGGCTTCCCTGCCATCGGCCTGGATGTCCTTGACCGAAACCGGGCCGTTGGCCAGAAGTTCTGTCAGGAAGTCCTGCGCGTCGTCGCGTGCTGCGCGCGGCGACTCATGCATCGGCGCGAGGGCTTCGTCCGCGCTGACCGTGACCGGATCCTTCTCCCACACCACATACGGCGTGTCCCGCTCTTCAGCGATGCGGTACGCCATGCCGGTGACGTCGTTGCCGAGGTTGTTCTTGATAGGCAACACCAAACGCCGCTTCGAGTCTTCGGGGCAGCGAGCCACGACATAAGCGGCTCGAGCGGCGGCGACGAAGGCGAGTGATCCGGTGATGCGGCTGAGCGCGGTGCCTGCTTGTGCTTTGTTGAGGTGCGAGACCGCAACAATCGCGACGCCGTGTCCGGCTGCCATCTGGGCGAGAGGCGCCAGCAGCGCTCGAATGTCGGCGTTCTTGTGACTGTCCGTCCCGCCGAGGTATGCCGAG